GCTGAACGAGAGGAATTTAGCAACACAATCAAAAAGGCCAAGGCTTTCATAGAGAATTACGCAGAGAAATCAGCACTTACTTCACGCAATCCCGCTGGTGCTATTTTCATCCTCAAGAACCACGGCTGGTCCGACACTCAAAAGCTAGAATTGACGGGTGCGGACGGTGGGCCCGTAGACGTTCGAATTGCCGGTATGTCGGATGCGGAACTAGAGCAGTTGTTGGAGGATTAGTAGTACACCAAAACGGTAAAGTTCTTATAATAAATATTATGTCAACTGGCAGAAACTCTGTAGGCCGCGTCGTTACTGGGTTTCTCTGTTTTCCGGTATTGTCTTGGTACCAAAAACGGCAAACGTCCTGCACTGATGGACATTTCAGCGTACCTACCCACCTTCGCAAGAGCAGGGTTATGACGCTGTATTGTACGCACAGAGCGCAACGCATACACGAGCAGGAGCGCAAGCGCACGTATATAGATAGGATATTCGTCAAAAAGAGGGGGTGGGGGCAAAACACCCCCGGTATGGATTGGCGGGACTCCGGAGGCTGGTAACGGTACCTTACACTATCTCTATTCATCTACATAAGCGTTTTTATAATTTACAAAACTTCATAAAAAATATTCAATAAAACTAACTCTAATGAGAAAACTAAGGAGTTGTTAAAATGTGTAACCTACATTATCAAACTCTTAAATCAGACGATACCACTAAATCAAGCATTGACGTATCTAAAAGAATAACGGTTACAATTGAACCTAATCCTTTTAAGTTAACCAAGGAGCAGGGTGAGTCAATGAGAAAGAATGTTACTTCTATGATACGGGATTCAATTGACCCCATGATTGAGTGCGACAAAGGTTGGTTCTCTGTACCGCAAAAACACTTTAATGAAGCAAGAGTAGTTGCAATGCAGTCATGCGGTAGCGATTACAATATATACTCTACTCCTGGACTCATTGATTTAATAAGATGGGCATACATAAACGACATTGACTATGAGGTTATTCCATTAACTAAGAATATAGAACAGCGGTGATTAAATGAAAACTCCTGCTTGGTCGAGAAAAGAAGGCAAAAATAAATCTGGTGGTCTAAACGAAAAAGGCCGTAAGTCCTATGAGAAGGAAAACCCCGGAAGTAATCTAAAACCTCCTGTATCTAAAGAAACGGCTAAGAAATCACCTAAAGCAGCGGCAAGGAGAAAGTCTTTTTGTGCAAGAATGGGTGGTATGCCAGGGCCGTTAAAGGATGAAAAAGGCAGACCAACACGAAGGAAACTCGCCTTAGATAAATGGGATTGTTAAATTTAACCGAGGACGGTATCTATTATGGTAAAAAATATTAAGGCATTAAGAGACAAGAAGAACGGGAAGGTCACAATTGAATCACTTGTTAGTGACCTGCAAGATGATGTTAATAGCGGTGAAGTAAAACAGTTAATTATTATTCAAGTTGACCAAAACGACAAAGTTTATGCCGGCTGGTCAACTAATTCTACTGAGGCGATGGGATTAATGCAGGTTGGTATTAGTGCAGTGTTAGCGGCAATGAAAATATAGTAAGGTGATCTTATGACTGACCAACAGAAGGAAAAGAAAAAACTATCCGCTCAGAAACTAAGAGAAAAAGCGGCAGCTAAAGTTGAACTCGAACTCCGTAAATGCTCCCGTGATGTGTCCTACTTTATTGAAAAATATGTCTTTATTGAGGATAGGGATATTGAAGGACTTGTCGCTAAATTCTCCCTATGGGATGGTCAGAAAAATGCTCTTTCTTCTATCATAGAGCATAAATTGAATATAATCTTAAAATCTCGTCAATTAGGTATAACTTGGCTTGCTCTCAGTTATGCCAGTGGCGAGATTATTTTTAAGGATGGCTATTCAGTTGTTGCTATGTCTAAGAAGGAAGATGATGCTAAAGAATTGATTCGCCGTATGGAGTTTATTTTACGGCATCTACCTCCCTGGATGATACGGGAGAAGAAGAAAGTTCTTAAGAATCATACCTTTAGCGGCCCAGTATGGGAGTCAACTACTTTATCTATAACTATCTATCATAAAGGCAAGGAACCATCTATATTTACGGCTATGAACGCAAGTGCCGATAGTGGTCGTTCTTTTACTGCTAACCTTGTGATATTGGATGAATGGGCATTTCAGATGTTTGCGAGAACCATTTGGTCAGCGGCATATCCTACTATTAACCGTCCTACTGGCGGTAAGTTGATAGGACTGTCTACTGCTAAAAAGGGTACTCTATTTGAAGAGATATGGGATAAGGCATATAGCAGAGAGAATACTTTTAATCCTATATTCCTACCCTGGAATACCGATCCAAGACGTACTCAGGAATGGTATGAGCAGACTAAAAAGGACTTGCCTAGCAGTTATATGGCAGAGTATCCGGCAACCCCGGAAGAGGCGTTTACTGCCGGTGAAGGGCAGTTCTTTAAAGAGTTTCGGCGTGATGTACATGTAGTTAAACCGTTCAAGATACCGTCCTGGTGGAAAAGGTTCTGTTCGTTGGACTATGGACTTGATATGTGCTCATGTCATTGGTGGGCAGTATCGCCGGAGAGCATTTTATATGCCTATCGTGAGTTATATCAACCTAATTTAACACTTAGTCAGGCGGCGAAAAAGATCATCTCTATGACACCTAAAGACGAGAAAATTAGCTATACGGTTGCTTCTCCTGACTTATGGAATAGACGGCAAGAGACAGGGACAAGTGGCAGGGAGATAATGAATCGTGCCGGACTTAATAACCTGAGAAAAGCAAAGCATGACCGTGTTGCTGGTTGGAGGGCATTAAGGGAATATCTATTGGTTAGGGAAGAAAAACAGGACGTTATGACCGATGAAGGTATTAAAACGGTTACTGTACTCACTTCTAAACTAAAGATATTTGAGGAATGTAAGAATCTTATACGGTGCTTACCTTTACTTGAGCATGATAAGAATGACCCGGAAGATGCGGCAGATACTCCACACGAGGTCACGCATTCGCCGGAAGAAGTTAGGTACGCCGTAATGTCAAGACCTCCCATTTCTAGGAATGAAAGGTTCGTATTTCCCGATGATATGTCGTTAACTGAGCAATCAGCAGTTTTAAATAATATTGCGTTTGAGAAAGAATATGAGAAGTTGCAGGAACATATTGTTGGTTTTTAATGGAGGAAAATATATGTTTAATAAATTAGCATGGTATGTAAAGCAGATTTTACCACTTAAATACAAAACAGTATATAAGAAAAATGATGTATGGCACTTTACTGAATGGAGAATGTTTTTCGGAAGGTGCTTTTTTGTCAAAGACATTAAGTTAGACTCTTAAAGGTGTGATTAAATGGACTGGAAAAAACCATTTCGTGCGTTAAAAAAGAAGGTGAAAGAAATAGTAGCACCTGCCGTAGAATACGACCAAGAGACACTTGATTTGCTAAAATACTGGCAAGATCAGTTCGAGATTGACCGTCAAGCGAAGAAAAAGTACGATCTTCTCATGGACTCATGGGAGAATATGTATAACGGTAATCGTGAATTCGAGAACGTCAACAATAGGCAAGATAAAGAAGCGAGAACGGTTGTTAACTTCCCTCGCTTAATTATAGAAGCGTTAATTGATATGACTATTCCTGACCATGATTTTAAACCTGTTACCGCTGCCGATGAAGTGCCGGTTAATGCTTTAAAAAGCTATGTCGGTTATGTGCTGAGAAGCTCTTCTCCTTCACTAGAAGAAATGAATATGTCGGACGAGCGCAGAGTTTCAAAGTTGGGCGGTACGTTCAAGAAAGTTCACTGGAATAATAACATCAAACGTGCTGGATACGTCGGTGAGATTGAGATTAGTAACCCTCACCCAAAGGATATTATACCTAACAAGTCGGCAATTAACTTCGCTGACGATATGGAGCATTATCATCACCCGGTTAACCGTACACAAAAGTATATTCTTCGTAAATGGAAAGATATAACGAAGGATATGTTGGAAGAAAAGGCAATACTATATGCCGAGTATGACGAGATATTAGGCGACCAAAGGATAACTACCGTTACCGACACTACCGGAGTTTCCAGAGATACGGGACTTGGCAAGTATACTATTATTGAGACTACCTACCGGGACGATGACGGAGATATATGCAAGTTGTGGTGGTCCGGCGATCTATTAATTAAGCACCTGCCGAAGTTCTTTTATCGCAGGGACGAGGAAACCGGAGAACCTTATATGACGGAAACTATTGAGGCAGGATCTATGCTGAGAAAGAGCGTAGACGAGCAAGGTAATCCTATCTACTCGAAAATAGACAGAGATATTGAAGCAGAACACTACATACCTACCTGCTGGGATATAGTCTATCAACCGTTTATTATGCGAGACAAGTGTTGTTGGGGTATATCCATCATGGAAGATGTATGGGACTTGCAGGAGAGTATCAAGAAAGCGGTATTTTCCTATGAAGAAAACTTCTTGCAGGGTAGAAAGAAAATTATGACAGGTTCGCAGGAAATAGCAAAAAAACTTAAAGACCCAACATCAGAGATAATATTTGTTCAAGACCCACAGGAAGTTAAGGAAGTCGATCTAAGCACAAACATTGACGGGGTGCAATGGGTTAATCAGTTAAAAGAATGGATGCAACTTATTACCGGCGTAACCGATGCTGCGCTAGGAGTTCATCAACCAGGGGTAACGTCCGGAGATCAGGCGCAGGCATATATCAGTCAGTCAAGTAATAAATTAGCGATTAAGTCTGCCTATAAGTCGACGTCCTACAAAACTCTTTATCGCACTATTGCGGAGTTTGCCTTGGCGTTCTGTGATGATGATAGACCTTTCCGCATTACCGGAGAGAAGGGCGAGAATAAATACGGTCAGTTTAACCGCTTATCCATGCTTCGTGACGTTAACGGCGACTTAATTTATCCCGACTTCGATATTGAGATTAGCGCAGAAGTTGGATTTATGAAGAATAAGTCAGAAATGATGAATTCTATTGTTTCTCTTGCAGGGCAGGGACGTTTTGAACCTAATCCTGGTAATATGCTGATACTGAAAATTCTTGATAAAATCGGTGTTCCGCATCTCAAAGAAGTTATCGGGCAAATGGAGCAGGACATACAGCAGGCACAGGAGATGCAGGCAAAGCAGGAAGAACAGGCAAAGCAGATACAGGAACAGCAACTACAGCAAAGTACTGATATGATGCTTGCTAAACAGCAGCATGAAAAAGAACTTGCTGTTATGAAGCAGCAGGGAGAATTAAACCGCCAGCAGCAATCGCACGACCTTGAAAGTGATAAAGAGGTTATGAGCGGCGAATTGCAACAGGGCGCAGTTATGAGTTTTGTGGACAAGTTAAATCAGGTTAAGGAACAAGATCCCGATGTGTTTATGCAGATTATGAAGTTACCGGCAGAACAGCAGGTGCAGGCGGTAATGAGTATAGTAAGTTAATAACGGATAACCGGAGGTAACTAATGTTAACCGATAAAGAAAAAAAGGTAATAGACAAAATGAAGTCGACTCCGTGGGGTACTATCGTCATTAAGATGAAAGGCGGTAAACCTGTTATGCTGAGTGCGACGGAGGACATTAAATTAGACTAACCGAGGACGGTGTTTAAATGGCGCGACCGCGTGAAGATTACCTAAAGACTGATGATGCAGATAAATGGCATCTTCCTGACAGCGAGAAGGATAATGTCTTGTCTTATGATCCGAAAGACTGGACTCCTATAGTCGGTCATACTGTGGCATTATTTGAAAGTGATCATAAAGACTTATCTAATTTTTCTAACCTTGCAGGAACTCAATTAAGTCCTGAAAATATTAAGAAGTGTATTGATGAAATAAAAAACATGCAAGATGTAGGAAAAACAACTAAATAATTATCTCGAATCGAGAACGATAGGGATAGGGTGTAAGAGAGCGCTTAACCGCATTGTCTTATACTCTATCCCTATTTTTTATGCCTAAATTTAGGAAAGGAGGTGTTATACGTGGCTAAAAATCTCGACAAAGCTATGCCTTGTAGCGGTACTTTTACCTATGGCAATACCGGAAGTCGGCAGGCAGATGTTACCCGTGTCATAAAAGGCGGCGATCTGCGTTCACGCCCCGGTAAAAACAACGGCGCCGTTAAATAGTTAAGGCAGGGTAAAACCTGCTTTTTCTATTATCTACATAACATCGTTCCGCTTTAGGGTGACGGTTGGAAACAGACAACGGACACGCCGGAAAGACGGTGAAATATATCGCTGGCGAGCGTAAACGTGGGGTGTAATCATGGAAGAACAAGTATTGGAGACGGTAACAGAGGAAGTCGTTTCACCTCAAACAGACATTGACACTAACGAACAAACTGATATCGGAAACGAATCCGACACTCAACAAATGAGTGATGCTGAAGTCGTTGAACAGCAGAAGCAGAAACAAACACAGGAACAAAACAGGGCATTTGCTCAGATGCGCAGAGAAGCACAAGAGGCCAAGCGTAAGGCAGATGAACTTGAACAGTGGAAACGTGACTTTGAGCAGAAGAATAACGCACAACAGCAGAGACAGTTGCAGGCAGATATGGACGCTCAGAGGGAAAAACTTGCCGCAGAATTAGAGGAACAGGGATTTCCTGTTAGTCAGATTAACAAATATCTGAAAATGGACCCTGTTTTTCAGCAGATGCAGGCAGAGTTAAACGCCAATAAACAACAATTGGAGCAAGAAAGACACCTGAGAAATAGGCAGGAGGCAGAGCAGCAGATTATTAAGGACCATGCCTATCTAAAGGGTAAATACGGTGACATTGTTCCAGATTTGAATAATCTTGACCAAGCAACCGTTGACATGCTGTATGGCGGTATGCCGCTTAAATCGGCATGGTTGACTGCTAACGAGGATGCTATTGCCGAAGCGTTGCAGAAAAAGGCAGCGCATAAGGCCATTAAACAGGTGGGCAGTAAGGCGCACTTGGGTACTGAGAAATCTAATGATAGTACGGATTTGGGTACTCAGGTTAGTTTGAGCGCGGAGCAGATGAAAACATGGCGTTCAATGTTCCCTGGTGAGACTGAGGCACAACTCAAAAAACGTGCCGCAAAATACGTTAAGAAGAAATAGGGGGTTTATCATGGCATTAAGAATTATTGGGAGCATTTTGACTGGTGCTTCGAGGGATAAGTTTATCGATAACATTTATATGACCGATTCCGAAGCGGCGGTGGCAGGGCGTGGTTATTACCTTGCCTCTGGTAGATGGACTAAATCTGCAACAACCGCAGCAATTGAGGCAGTTTGTGTTAAATCGGCAGATGCCGGAACCGATGTGCTTCCAATTATGGCGGCAGTTAAGACAGGTGATATTATTGAGGCAAACTACACTGGAACCGCAGACGCAGCGTTTTTGCCGGGACTTTCCTTGGCGGTGCTTGATGCAAATGGAGACAATGTGGATGCCGCAACCGTTACTGGTGGTCACGGGGTTATCTTGGAAAAGGATACCGTTGGACTGAAAGTAAGGATGATTGTTAAGAAGAATTTCACTGAGGCCAGCTAATTAGTTGGTCTTTTTATTTTGTAAATTGAGAGGAGATATGAAATGGCAGTTTTAATTCAAGAAAGCGGAGATTTTGAACAG